AGAGTGGCTACACATCAGTTGTACTCCATGGCCTGATGACTATCCTCCGGATAGTTGGACAAAAGAACAAGGATATCCGCTGTGGACAAGGCAATTAGAAATTGTCAAAGCTGTACAGAAGCACAAGAAGGTAGCAGTTAGAAGTGCTTTTGATGTTGGTAAAACCTTTGTGGCTGCGTTGATAGCATTATGCATATGTTTTATTGAGAAAGGTTTGGGTATAACAACAGCACCTACTTTCCGGCAAGTGAAAAGGCTTTTGTGGGCAGAAATACATAAGATATATAATAAGGCTGAATCAATTAATAAGTTAAATGGTATTAGTCTTGGAGGACAACTAAATAAAACAAGTCTGGAGTTGGACAGTGGCAAGTGGTACATTGAAGGTTTCAGCACGGATAAGGAATACAACTTCCAGGGATTCCATGAAGCAACTTTCTTTTTGGTAGGCGATGAAGCTGGGCAACTCGAAAGAGGTACCTATGAGGCTTTTGAAGGTATACTAACAAATGAAGATGTCTATGTACTACTAATTGGAAATCCAATAGATCCACATAATGAATTTAAAAACTGCTTTCTTCCTGGAAGTGATTATCATCAAATGCAAATAACAAGTTTTGAAAGTCCAAATGTCAAACACAAAGAAAACTTGTACCCTATGTTGGTGTCACACGATTGGCCTGAAAGAATGCTCAAGAAATGGAAGTCAGTAGATCATCCATTTTATATGAGCAAAGTTAGAGCAGAATTTCCGAAGGAAGGTGAAGACCAACTAATAAATTGGGAGTTCATACAAGCTGCCTTAGATAGATATGAAGAAATGGATGAAAAAAGTCCTGTGAAAACAATTGGACTTGATGTTGCGAGAAAGGGTTCAGATCTTACTGTGTATGGATCAAGACAAGAGAACGGCCGATATACAATTTATCGAACTACAGCAAGAGAAAGAGAGACTGAGACAGCAGGCCGGATGAAGTTGGACTTAAAAGGAAAAGGTGAAGTAAAGTGTGATATGGATAAGGCACCAATTTGTGCTAACATAGATGACATTGGAGTTGGTGGTGGTGTCTGTGACATATTATACGAAGAGGACTATCCAATTAATGAAATTGTAGTCTCAGAAGCACCGCCCGAATGGGAAGAGGATGCAGAACTGTTTTTGAACAAAAGAGCATGGAATTACTGGAAACTTAAAAAAGTATTTGAAGAAGGGGATGTTGGAATAAATGATGACGACTTAGCAGAGGAATTACATGCTGTACAAAAAGATTATACCAGTGGTGGAAAAATAAAAATGAAAAGTAAGGATGAAATAAGAGCAAAGTTAGGTCGAAGTCCGGATAAAGCTGATAGTATGATGTTGGCATGGGCTGAAGATGAAGCCGGTTCAAGCAGGGATTTAGTTAGAGAAGTTTGACAACATTTAATAGCAGGAGAAATAACATGATAGGTAGAAAAGGAAGAAATACTTTGACTTGGGACAACTTAGACTTTTGTATAAGAAGAAAGTTGATGGAAGATGAAGGTCTTATGGATGGAAAGGGCAGACCTACTCGACGAATAACAAGAGAAGATAAAATAATGCTTGTCGACAGGTACTGGGAAGAACGCAAAAGGAACAAAGAAGAAGTACCACAAATCATTACTAAGTAGGAATAAACTATGACTATATACGGGATACCTGTACAAGTTTGGGAAGCAATAAAATGGTTGCTCATAATATATGGCAGTGTTTCTGCTGTTGTACTTTGTTTTTGGTTTTTTGTTAGTTTTGATATAGACAAAGTAAAAAAGAAAGAAGGAAAAAGTCGGAGGACTTAATAAGTGACTACACTTCTTGGCAAATTTATTGATGTAGTAAAGACAACAAGTTGGGACAATGTGTTCCTGAAGAATCTTGAATCTCAGTACTTTGGTGATAGCTTAGAAAAGGAACCATACAAGAAATCCGAACTTGTTTACATATGCATATCTACGACCAATAGGGCCATTGGACAAGTTCCAATTCAGCTTTTAAGACCTACTGGTAAAGTTAGACGTATGGCTGAAGATCAGCGTATGGGTTACTTTCTAAGTATGAAAAGACTTTGTACTGGTGTATCCAACTATGCAGACTTTGTGAAAACGGAAAAGCTTTTGAAAGATGGTGTGCTTGAACCAGTTGGAGAAGATGATCCATACAATGTTTTATTGTCCAAGCCAAATTCATATATGTCCGGCCAACATTTCAAGGAATCATTAGTTGGAAATATAATGTTGGATGGAAATGTATGGGTAATACCTTTACCTTTGACATTTAAGGTCACACCAGACTTCTTGTACATAGCAAGAGCAGGTACTATGAGCCCTGTTAGAAATGAGACAACAGGGCAACTTGAATATTGGTCATACAATCCAAGACAAGACGTTGGTGCTGGTAGCAAAGGTAGTAAAGTACTTCCTAACGAACTTATGCATATAAAGTTATGGAATCCTTATGATGTTATTATAGGTCTAAGTCCATTAGCCCCTGCTAACATAGCCATGAAGTCTGATTTTAAAGCAGCAGCTTACAATGAAAAGTTCTTTGATGAAGGTGCTGTACCTGGTGGTTTACTAACTACGACACAAAGACTTGGTGATAAGCAATTTCTTAGAACTCGAGACCAGTTTGAAGAACGGCATCAAAGTTTTAATAAGGCACATAGAGTAGCCTTGTTGGAACAAGGTTTAAAGTGGGAACAAACTGGTTTGTCACAATCGGACATGCAGTATTCTGAACTTAGAAATTTAAGTGCAGAAAGAATAATGCAAATACTTGGAATGAAAAAGACAATTATTTCAAAGACTGAATCTTTGAATTATGCTATAGCAAAAGAAGAAAGAAAAGCGTGGTGGCAAGATACTTGTCTGCCTATTATGAAGTTGATTTCAAGCACTTTTAATTATGGCTTGTTAGCAAATGTACCATATATTGCAAGGTGGGATATTTCCACAGTCGAAGCACTGCATGAAGACTATGAAGAGAAAGAAAAAACGGGGGCAAGCATTTGGCAAATGGGTTTTACTGCAAATGAGTTAAATGACAGGTTACAATTTGGGTTTGACCCTAAGCCCTGGCGCGAGTATGCATACGCTCCTGCTAACTTGTTACAAATTGAGCCAAGTGGTGGAAATGGCAATAATGGTAATGGTAACAATGGACAAGAAAGCATACTGTCTGATGTTGTCAAACTTGTAGAATTGCTTGTTAGTAATAAATCAATAATTGATGTACCTCTTATTGATAAGAGTAGTCGTGGTAATACACAAGTATGGCGTGAATTAATGGAAGAAGTAAATCCAATTGAAAGAAGATTCCAAAGTAAGGTGACAAAAACTTTGTCATATATGAGAAGGAAAGTTTTGTCACACTTGTATGACAAGGATAAAAAGGGTATTGACGAAGTTATGTTTTTATCCTTTGAAGAAGAAGCTGAAATGCTTGCAAAGGGCGTAGAGCCTTTATATACGGAAGCTGTTAGAACTGGTTTGAAGACTTTGAATGCTAATTGGGAAACTTTTGATTCTGAAGCTGTAGCATTTATACAAAATAAAAAAATTAACATAACAGGTCTAACAAGTACTGTTAGTAGACAAGTAAGAGGTACTTTGACTGAAGGTCTAAGTGAAGGAGCCTCTATTGACAAGATAGCAAGCAAACTAAGAGAACAATTTAATATAGCAAGTGGAAGAGCTAAAATAATAGCAAGGACTGAGGTATCAGGAGCCTTAAACTTTGGTCGAAGTACTGCTTTACAAACTTCTGGTTATCCTTCAAAGCAATGGGTCACAGCAAGGGATGCACTTGTTAGACAGTCACATAGCATGATGGAAGGTCAAATTATAGCTGCACATCTTGCTTGGATTGTGAATGGTTCATCGTTAATGTACCCAGGTGATTACAGTGGTGCAGCAGCGGAGATCATAAATTGTAGATGCATCGAAGTACCAAGTGAGGAAAAAACTTCTGAAGCAATTATACCGTATGAAGATGTTGAAAACTCTTCTATGGTAGTTGGTTCTGGTGTTAGCAGAAATAGGGTACGGAGCATATTAAAAGAATGCTACTAAGTATTAAGGTACCAACTAATCCTGAAAGTTGTGTTAGATATAATACCACACGCTTAGAGCGTGTGCAGATGAGCTATGATTCTGAAAAGCTTGTAGCTAAGTTATTTGAAGGTACAACTTCTGCTCATAGAGATCCAATTGATGTTATTACTAAG